AGCAGCAAATTAACACCGCGTATTCGGTCTTTTGGCTAAGGAGCTATAAATGTCGTTCTCTAACTATCTCGAAAACAAGGTTCTGCTGCACGTTTTTGGTGCAACGGCCTACACTGCGCCTGCAACTCTGTATGTCGGCCTGTTTACGTCTAACCCTGGCGAAGCTGGCGGCGGCACGGAAGTCTCTGGCGGCTCTTACGCTCGTCAGACGGCAGCTTTCACGGTTGCAGCTAACCTTGCATCTAACACGGCTGCTGTAGAGTTTCCGACTGCCTCTGCATCATGGGGGACAATCACCTACGCTGCGCTGTTTGACGCGTCGACTGGTGGCAATATGCTGGCCTATGGCGGTCTGGCTACATCTAAGACGATTGACAGCGGCGATGTGTTCCGCATCCCTGCTGGCGACTTCGACATTACGCTAGACTAATAGATGGCAGGATACGGCAGCGGCCTATACGGGATTGGAGCCTACGGTATCGACCCTATTGAGGGTGCGGTATCTGTAAGTGCATCATCCACGGCATCGGCTGCTGCTGTTGTTGTCAAAGAAGCGGCTCTTGAGAGCAACGCATTCTCATCTGTTAGTATAACGGCTGGAGAGCGCACTGACGCTTCTCTGGAAGTAAATGCGGTATCAACTACCCAGGTTGCTGCAATTCGCGTTGTAGACGCTTCTGTGGCGGTTTCTGCGGCATCTACTGTAACGGCTGCTGGCGGAACGTCTGTAATTGGGCAAGTAACGTCTGCTTCAGCGTCTTCTGTTGCGGTTTCAGCTAATTACACTGCTGGTGGTGTTGTTGCGTCGAGCGCGGCTGCATCTGTAACAGTTAATGCTGGATTTGTCCGAGTTGGAAGTGTTGCGATTAGTGGTGTTTCTAGCGTTGCAGTGACTGCTGTTAAGAAATGGGAGCCGCAACCAATAACAGCAGAGACATGGACACCAATTTCTGTTACAGCAGAGACTTGGACGGTTAAAGGCTTCCCCGAATATCTGGAAGCGGCATGAGGTAAAAGATGGCTGATACAACCACAACTAACCTTGGACTTACTAAACCCGAAGTCGGCGCTTCTGCTGATACTTGGGGGACCAAGCTTAATACCGACCTTGATAGCATTGACGCGCTGTTTGCAGCGGCAGGCACAGGGACAAGCGTTGGTCTGAACGTAGGCGCTGGTAAGACGATTGCTGTTGCTGGCACGCTGAACGTAACAAGCGCGACTGTTACTGGCTTCTCGGTGTCCAAGTTGAACGCCACAGGAACAGCTAATAGCACGACCTATCTTCGTGGCGATAATAGTTGGGTTGCTATCCCAGCCCAAAGCTATCCCGCTGCTGGTGTTGCCGTGTCTACTGGTTCTGCATGGACCACATCGCTTACCGCACCGAGCGGGGCGCTTGTCGGCACAACCGACACTCAGACCATCACGAACAAAACAATCGACGCTTACAAAAGTTCTGTTGTTGCAGTTGCTGCGTCTGCCATTGATTGCTCGGCTGGTAACTATTTCACTAAGACGGCATCTGGCGCTTTGACTTGGACTGTCACCAACGTCCCGGCATCTGGCGCGTTTACGTTCCTGCTTGAACTCACCAACGGTGGAACTGGCACTCAGACTTGGATGAGCGGTATCAAGTGGCCGGGCGGCACTGCGCCGACACTTACCACAAGCGGCGTAGACGTTCTTGGCTTTATCACCGACGATGGCGGCACAACATGGCGTGGTGTGCAGCTTATGAAGGATAGCAAATAATGCTTGAGCGCGTAATGCTATCTGCTGGCTCCGGCGGCTTAGGCTGGCTGGCCGTCAATACAGACGCAAACTATAAATCTGTTGCGGTAGAAGCAGACAGTTCAAAAAATGTCTATATTGGTTCGTGGGCGGTCGGGTGGTCAATCCATACAATAAAGTATAATTCAAATCCGACAGTTCAGTGGCGCAAAGGGTTAAGTTCGACCATTGCGGACGCTTACTGCCAAGACATGACTATAGATAGTAGCGGCAACGTCTATACTTGCGGCTTTAATCTATATTCTCCCGGAGAATGGTTTAATCCAGAAGCGGGGCAATGGGAGCCTTATTACTCTTACCAGATGATTGTTGCAAAATACAATTCGTCTGGCGTTCTTCAATGGCAGCGATACTACCAAAAGCCACCGACTGATCCGCCCAACAATGGCGACGAGCGCCCAAACAGAATTGCGGTGGATGGAAGCGGTAATGTTTATGTTGCCGGTAAATTCACAGGTCGTCCGGGAATTGTGAAATTTAATTCGTCTGGAACTCTCCAGTGGCAGTTCACGATGAATGACGGCGCGCTTGTTGCGGGCCTCGCTGTGACAAGCGCAGGGAATGTATATGCAAGTGTAAGGTGGTCTGACCAGCGCGGTTGGGTTGTGGCTAAATTCAACACATCCGGCACTCTCCAATGGCAGCGTCAATTTAGCTGGGGTGTTGGTGGGATATTGGCTACAAAGGCACTTACTCTTGATAGCGCAGAAAATGTAATTGTAGTCGGAAATCCAGATGGCACGGGAGATTATATAACCGCAAAATATAATTCGTCTGGAACGCTACAGTGGCAGAAAAATCTATCAAGTGCTGGAGCCCCTACAAACGTATGTGTTGATGCAAGTAACAATATATACGTTATTGGAGGAACAACTACTCAAGCAAATATTGTTAAATACAACAGTTCTGGTGATGTCCAATGGCAGCGCAGTATATCCTCAGTAATTGTCACTGGAAACCAAGGTGGCGGAGCTGATATAGCTGTAGATAATCTTGGCTCGTTTTACTTTATTACAAAAACACAATCATTTGGCCGCATTGTATTCGGAAAATTGCCGGATACTGGTGACGGGGCTGGTTCGTATGTTGTAGGCGGAGTAACTATTACATACGCGACAATCTCACTTACGAATAGTAACGCAAGCTATACATCTACTACGCCAACTTTCACATGGGCGGACCCGTCATACAATAGCGGCTCGTCTAGCATGGGTGATTTTACATCAGGATTTGCAGCACAGGTGGTTGAAATATGACATACGCACGCATTGAAAACGGCGCAGTCGCCGAATATCCTATTTACGAAGGTGACCTTCGTTTGCGTTTCTCTAACGTCAGTTTTCCCACGCCGTTTGTCGCGCCGGAGGGATATGAGGCTGTTCAAGAAGCGCAATATCCAGACGTTGATTACAAGAGCCGCGTAACGGAAGGCGACCCGGTATTGGTCGATGGCGTTTGGACGCGGAATTGGATTGTCACTCCTGCCACGGCTGAAGAGATTGCTGTTAGCGAAGGCGTGATGAAGCAAAACAATCGTGAAGAGCGCAACCGCCGCCTTACGCAGTGCGATTGGACGCAGCTTGGCGATGTTGGTTTGACTGCCGCTTGCAAGGCAAGCTTTGCCGCATATCGCGTTGCTCTGCGCGCAGTTGATTTGCTGAACCCGGTATGGCCGGATGCTCCTGCTGAAGAATGGGCTGCCTAATGACACCTGAACTCATCGTTACCGCACTGGCCCTACTCGGAAGCGTTATCGGCGTATGGGTTCAGTTAAACAAGAATATCGCCATCATTGAGACGAAGCTGTCATATGGTGATGATAAGTTTGCGGCCATCGACAAGAAGTTTGATGAGGTGATGATGCACCTTCGTCGCATCGAAGATAAGTTGGACAACAAGGCGGATCGCTAATGCGTAAACTGCTGCTGCTTGCTTTTGTTCCTGTGGCAGCATTCGCGCAATCGACTAACTACGTCTACGACACGACCACCACATCGACGGCAACGAATACGAACAACAACGTCAATACGTCTACGTCAACGGCGACTAGCACGAACACAAACAACAACAACAACGTCTCGACATCAACCAGCACTTCAACGTCTACAAATGTCAACACGAACAACAACATTCAGTCCGGCACGTTGACGAACATCAACCAGAATACGTCAACCAGCACATCGACCAATATCAATCAGAACACGGACGTTTCGACCAGCACGGTTAACCAGACGGTAAACAGCACCAACAACAGCACGGTTAACAGCGTAAACGTCAACACGAACCGCAACGTAAATGAGAGTGCGTCAACATCGACGAACCTCAATACCAATCGCAACTTCAGCGAGAGCAATGCGACAAGCTCGTCAACCAACACGAACCTGAACACGAACATCTCGACCAGCACATCTGAGAACGTCAACACCAACGTGAACACGAACGTGTCTGACAGCCGCTCGGTTAGCACGAATGTGAACCAGAATACGTCTGTCAGCACATCGGACAGCCGGAACGTTAACCAGAACAACAACGTCAACGTCTCTGACAGCAAAAGCTACAGCGAGAGCGTGAACCGCCAGGTGGTAGACCAGAACATCAAGTCTCCGCCTCCGTCAGCCATTGCGCCAAGCATGATGAGCTACAGCCAAGACCTTTGCACCACAGGCGTTTCTGGGGCTGTTCAGACGCAAATTCTCGGCATCTCTGGTGGCAAGACCATCCGCGATAAGAACTGCGAAGCCCTGAAGCTGTCTAAGACGCTCTACGATATGGGTATGCGGGTGGCTGCTGTGTCTCTGCTATGCCAAGACGAGCGTGTTTTCGACGCAATGAAGATGGCTGGCACACCCTGCCCGTATGAAGGGAAAATCGGCAAAGAGGCTTCAGCGGCATGGGAAGAAAACAAGCCCAAACGCTCCTCGCGGCGTTAATCTCAGCACCGATTGCGGCACAGGACTACACCCCAGCCCCAATTCCGCCACAAATCATCGGCTCACCACAGACGATGACACCTCTAAACGGGGGTGATGACAGCACGCGGCTAGTGCAATTGGCGTTTCCGTTTGAGTATTACGGCCAAACATTCACCCAAGCATGGGTATCATCAAACGGATTTGTCTCGTTTAACAACGTAGGCCATCTCTGCTGCAACGGAATGCCTATCGAGCAGGCTCCACGAAACACGATTTACGGCCTCTGGACAGACCTGATTAGTGGCGGCAACCCATATTACCGCACAGACGCAAATTCGGCTGTATTCGGCTGGTATAACACGCAGGAATACGGCTCTGGCTTACCTAACACGCTTGAGATTGCTTTGTTCCCTGACGGAAAGGTGCAGTGGAACTACGGAGACGTTAACAACCAGTGGCATTTAGTCACGGCTGGCCTCACTGGTCCTGCAATGTCGGACAGCATCTCCATATTCTACGGCCAAAACGTAAATCTGCTTGATAATACGTCATATGTCGCTGGCGCACCCGCTCCACAGCCTGAACCAGAGCCTGTTTTTAGCCCAGTCGTCGTTGCACCAACGCCAGAGCCGGAAACTGTTGTAATTACGCAACAGCAAGAAGAGGTTGTGGAAGAGCAGGCTGCGCAAATTGTGGAGCCGGAGCCTGAAGATGCTGTTGTCGAAGAAGTTATCGCAGAAACTGAAGTTGCTTCTGAAGTAGTGGTAGAACCTATTTCAGAAGAAGTGGCTATGGACGACATTGAAGAAGATGAGGCGGCTGAAACGGAGGAAGAGCGGCTAAGTCCAGACGAATTAGCGGCATTGTCGGCATCATCTGAGGTTGTATCCGAGCAAGTGGAAGGACCAACGGCTGCAGAAGTGTCTAGCGCCCTTGAGGCAGTCGCTAAAGAGGCGCAGGAGGCTGAAGAGGCGCGTCAGGCAACGCAGGGGCCGTCAGGTTCAAATGGCCCTGTAATCGCTTCTAATAGCCCTGAGAGCCGCACTGACAGCAATGTGGCATTCTTCCAGCGTGAAGCCATTGAAGAGGCTGATCTGTTTACCCGTGAGACTGTTCTTCAGGTTAGCGCGCAGGATGTCGCATTCGTTGCAATGGCAGATGCCCAATATGAGCAGATACACGGCGCTCAAACGACAACTGAGACGGCTGGTGTAACTTATAGTTTACAGCCAACAGAAGGGCCTACGTTCCAGCCTGTAATCACCACAACGATTGGCAGCGAGACATCTACTCCATCAGGACAGGCACAGCAGATGGAACTGCTCAATATGCAGGCTGAGATGTCATCTGGGCAAAATATCGACGTTGGCGATGTGAATAGTGGCGAAAATGAGGCAATGACACAGCTTGCGGTAATCCCCGTTGGCTATTCTGCTTACACGCAGGCCCGTATCCCTGATCTGCCATTCTATCAACCAAGGGACATCTATCGTGGTCGTCGCATTCCTGACGCAAATATGGTATTATACAGAATGATGCAGGGGAGTGATGGCCGTTGGCAGCAAATGGTGGATGCACAATATGAGTGACGATAAAATCTCTTTCGACGAAGGCGGCTTTAGCTTTAATATTGGCGGCCTAAGCAGCGGCAAGATTGCGATTATCTTCGCTGCCGTATCCACGATTGTTGGCGGCTTGTGGGCTGGATTTGAGGTTTATCAGCAGTTTCTGACGATGAAGGAAGTGACTGCGACATACGCTGCAATGGGCGATGACTTCAACAAAATGAAGGAACGCCAGGACAGCAATGAGCGTATGATTAGAATGAACCTTGAAACTACGAAGTATTTGTCGGATAATCTCGCCGCGCTGTCTGGGAGCCTTGGGAATAGCGTAATGAGCGCCCGCCAGACAGTTGATGCTGTAACTGCAAGGACGCAAGTATCGGAGAGGGAGACGCTTCAATCCCAACGTGCGATAATCAATGAGCTTCGCGCACAGGATTTGGAGCAACAGCGCCGCATCAAGGAAATCCAGACTGAATTAGATGCCAAGATACAGCGCACCCTTGCCAATCCACTTGCCGGGAGGGACGAATGAGTTTCTGGGATAAGTTTGAAAGTAAACAAGACGGCATTGAGGATACGGTAGAATTTACCATCCGCACTGCCGTTGTAACGCTATCGACGGTCATTCTGGTCGTCGTATTGGCGCTGGTTGTTGGCCTGTTCATGCCGAACGATATTGTTGATAGCACTGCGGTGCTGGAGATGATTAATCCGGCATTCCAGACCATCATCGGTGCGTTTGTCGGTTTGCTTGGCGGTCTGAGCCTCAATGCGAATGCTCGTGACCCGAAGCCTGAAGAGCCTGCGCCTGTGGAGCCTGAACCCGCTCCAGAGCCTGTAGCACCGCCGCCTGCGCCTATGGCCGCTCCTGTTCAAGAAGAACTGGACTTGGCTGATGACGATGACGACGATGATATGGCCCCGTGGGAGAAGTATCGTAACGACTTGCGCTATGATGCCAATGGCGATGGCGTAGTTGACGAAAATGACTTCCCTGATTGGCGGAGTGCTGGACGATGAGCCTAGCAAACCTTCAACAGAAAATCGGCGTAACCGCTGATGGCGCTTTTGGTCCTGGCACGCTCAAGGCTGCTGCGGCCTATTACAAGCTGAACAAGAACCGCGCTGCACACTTCTTTGCCCAGACGGCTCACGAGAGTGGCAATTTCAAGGCGTTCTCGGAGAACCTGAACTATGGTGCAAAAGGTCTGCGCGGTATTTTCGGCAAGTATTTCCCGACTGATGCGCTGGCTAAAGCCTACGAACGTCAACCGCAAAAGATTGCCAATCGTGTCTATGCAAATCGCATGGGCAATGGGGACGAGGGAAGCGGAGACGGATGGAAGTTCCGAGGACGCGGTGCGCTCCAACTGACAGGCAAGTCCAACTATCAGGCATTTGCTAACTACATTGGCCGCCCTGATGTGATGGATAACCCTGATCTGGTGGCTGGTGAGCTTTGCTTTGAGAGCGCCCTGTGGTTCTTCGACAAGAACAAGCTGTGGGGCGTCTGCGACCAGGGCATTAACGATGCGGCTATTCTCGCTCTGACAAAGCGTATCAATGGTGGCACGCATGGCTTGGATGACCGCAAGATGAAGACCCGTAAATACGCGAGTTGGCTATAATGCTCGGCATTCCAACGCCTTACGTCATGGGCGGCCTTATTCTGGTCGGCTTTATTGGCGGTTACAAAGTCAAAGATTGGCAGTGTGACGCGGCATACGCAAAGGCGTTGGAAAAGGCTGAGAAGCAACGTGTCGTCATGCAGAAGGTGATTGACGGCAAGTCGGTCCAATATGAGGAAGCACGCAATGCCGCAGAAGTTACATCTGTCGAGCGCACAAACACCATCAAGGAAATATACAGGGATATCCCAGCGCCTCCCGCTGATTGCCCCGCTCCTCCTGATGGCGTTGTCAGCCTGCTCATCGAAAGCATCCGTGATACAGACACTCCCGGCTCCTCCGGCAAATCTGTCAGCGCCGTGCAAAAACCTGAGTGAGCCACCTAAGCCATTTTTAGACCCAGAGCGTGCGCTGTGGGAAAAGGGACTTATCGAAGCGTTTGGTGACTGCAAGACTAAACATCGTCTTGTCATAGAGGCGTGGAAAGAAGCCCTGAAGGCTAAATAGGAGGTTACTATGGACATTAAGAACTTGCTGAAGACACTTGCCGCAAGCCTGAGTGATACGGGTGTAATTGGTAAAACATTGCCAATTAACGCAACTTCTGCTCAAACGGCGAAGAAGGCTAAGATTGCAGCTATTATTGCGGCTGCTGCTGGCTTGTTGGGGGCGATTGCGCAGTATTTGTCGTAAGGGGGCTTCATGCCTACACCTATTCTTTCAGACGCTGAATTTATACAGGCTTGGGCTAAGGCTAATGGTAGCCCGCGCCGCATGGCTGAACAAACGGGGCTTGATGAGCGCCTAATCTACAAACGTAGAGAGCAACTAGCAGAAAATGGCGTATTCCTGCAAAGCAGGCCTCGCGGAAACTCTGGCACGCATGGGAAGTGGTCCCGCGATGACGTTGGTCGCGCCTACAAGAACCAGAATGACATTTCTGTAGATACAGGAAATATCATTGTCTTCTCGGATGCCCACTGGTGGCCTTACCAAGAGCGGACTGTAGCCCACGAGGCGCTGCACGTTCTGATTAAAGAACTAAAGCCCCGCGCTGTTGTGGCGAATGGTGACATCTTTGACGGCGCACGGGTATCTCGCCATGCTCCTATGGGCTGGTCTGATCTGCCAAGCGTCAAAGAAGAACTTGAAGTCTGCCAAGAGAACATGGCTGACATTGAAATGTTACTGCCAAAGGGTTGCAGCACATTCTGGAACGTTGGCAACCACGATATGCGGTTTGACCGTATGCTTGTTACCAATGCGGCAGAATATGAAGGCGTTTTGGCGCGATTAGACACTAAGTTTGACCGCTGGGACTTTGCGTGGTCGCTGATGGTTAACGGTAACGTGATGATTAAGCATCGTTATCACAACGGCATCCATGCTGCATATAACAACACGCTAAAGTCTGGTAAGAGCATCGTTACAGGGCATCTTCACCGCTTGGCTGTTACACCTTGGGCTGACTACAATGGTCGTCGCTATGGCGTTGACACAGGCACTCTTGCAGAGCCGCATGGCCCGCAGTTCGATTACGCTGAAAACAACCCATCGCCGCACACATCTGGCTTTGCGGTGCTAACCTTCAAGGATGGGATACTGCTGCCGCCAGAGCTATGCGAGGTGCTGGATGGGAAAGCGTATTTCCGAGGCCAATGTGTATTCGACGGAGCAAGTGGCGATGACAATCTCGGCAATTGAGTTTCTTGAACGCGCCGCAGACCTGATGCTCGAAAGGGCGCAGGAATACGATACACCTGAAGGTGAGCGCAGCATGAGATCAACAGTCGCTGCCTTCAACGTCCTGACAGGGAATATATTAAGCGAACAAGAGGGATGGCTGTTTATGCTCCTCTTGAAACTTGCGCGGCAGCATCAATCACCAGGCTGGCATCAGGATAGTTCCGAAGACGCAATTGCTTACGCTGCATTGATGGCAGAGGCATGGCAAAACTCTGAAGAAGATGATATAGAGATTGTGTTTACGTTCTCTCCCGACGATTTTGATGAGTAGCTATGGCCCTTATTCCACTCTCTATACCGCCCGGAGTGTATCGTAGCGGCACTGAACTACAGTCCGCAGGGCGGTGGTATGACGCTAACCTTGTCCGCTGGACGGAAGGTGCGATGGAGCCTATTGGGGGCTGGGAACAGCGCGACATTACCGCGCTAACAGGCAAGGCCCGCTCTCTTCTTACATGGAAAACCAACGGCAACGTGCGCCTGATGGCGATTGGAACGTCATCCAAGCTGTATGCTGTTACTCAATCAAATGTTCTGGTAGACATTACGCCTGTTGGTTTTACAGCGGGTTCTGACGATGCTTCTACGGGCGCTGGCTATGGCATTGGCACTTATAGCGGTGGCTATTACGGCACACCTCGCCCTGACACTGGTTCTGTAACTCCTGCGACAACGTGGTCACTCGACACTTGGGGTGAATATCTTGTCGGATGCGCCACATCTGATGGCAAGCTCTACGAATGGCAACTTGACTATTCTACGCCCACGAAGGCCCAGCAGATCACTAACGCGCCGATTAACAACATTGGTTGCCTGGTAACTGCTGAACGCTCATTGTTTGCTCTGGGCGCTGGTGGCGATGGCCGCAAGGTTGCTTGGTCGGACCTTGAAGATAATACCATCTGGACACCAGCCTCTACGAACCTTGCTGGCAGCATTACGCTCCAGACATCAGGCCGGATTATCTGCGCAAAACGTGTCCGTGGTCAGAACCTTATCCTGACAGACATTGATGCACACGTTCTAACCTACGTTGGTCAGCCTTTCGTCTATTCAGCAGAAATTGCTGGTCGCGCGTGCGGCGTTGCTTCCGCTAACGCTGTCTCAGTTCTTGATAATATGGCTGTTTGGATGGGGCAGAAGGGCTTCCACGTTTATGATGGCTATGTAAAGCCGCTGCCCTGCGAAGTTTACGACTACGTTTTCAACAATATTAACACGAACCAAATCTCTAAAGTTTATGCGGTTAACAACTCGCAATACAATGAGGTATGGTGGTTCTATCCGTCTGCAAATTCAAACGAGAACGACAGTTACGTCTCGTGGGATTACGTCGAAAACCATTGGTCTATTGGCACGCTTGCCCGCACGGCTGGCACGGACCGCAGCGTGTTCCGCAACCCGATTATGATCGGAACAAATGGCTATATCTACGACCATGAAGTTGGCCTGAATTACTCTGGTGCATCGCCTTATGTGGAAAGTGGCCCCGTCCAGATCGGCAACGGCGACAACGTTATGTATGTCAACGAGCTAATTCCTGACGAGCGCAACCAAGGCAGTGTTACCATTACGTTCAAAACACGCTATTACCCAAACGACGATGAAACATCCTATGGGCCTTACAGTCTCACGCAGCCGACATCACTGCGGTTCAATGGCCGTCAGGTAAAGATGCGCATCACAACGGGCGCGACACCTTCAGATTGGCGCGTAGGGACGCAACGGATTAACGCTATGGCTGGGGGCCGTAGGTGACACTGAAGCTACCACCGCCTCCTGGCGCGTATAATCCTGCATATGAGGCGCAACGCAACCGCCTTATTGAGCTTTATTCCAACACCCTTTACGAAAAAGGGCAGGATGTAGGCATTTATCAGCCTGCAAAGCTGATTGTCTCTGACGCTTCGTTCGTTACGACTGACAGCCACACGCCCGCTGAAGGCACGATGTCTTGGAACTCCCAAGATGGAACGCTCGATGTCGGCATGGAATATGGCGTTATCCAACAAGTCGGCCAAGAAGTATACGCCCGCGTAGAGAACATGACTGGCTCTACGATGGCGAACGGCACTGTCGTTGGCTTCTCTGGCGGTGGTGCGAACAACGTCCTGTCGGTATCAAAGTATCTAGCTAACGGCTCCACGCCCACATTGTATATACTTGGTGTGCTTACACACGAACTGCCTGACAGCGGCGAAGTAGGTTACTGCACCACATTCGGACACGTTCGCGGTATTAACACGAGCGCGTTTAGCGTTGGAGACATTCTCTACGCCTCACCGACTACCGCTGGCGCGTTCACTAACGTTAAGCCAACAGCGCCTGACAACGTGGTTCCTGTTGCTGCTGTCCTCAAGGTTGGAACTACGGATGGTGAGATATTCGTCCGCCCAGCCATTGAGCAGCAATACTACAACGGCCAGTTTACTAAGAACACGACAATCACCCCGGCAGCCGCCAATACAGCATATGCGCTTGCGTGGGACACGACAGTTATCACCGAGGGGATTACCCTCACAGGAAGCCCTACAACACGCCTGACAGTGGCCCACAGCGGCCTCTACAACTTTGCCGCACGCATCCAGTTCTCGTCTGCAAACGCTAACGGAAAAGCGGCGTGGATGTGGCTGAAGAAGAACGGCACGACAAACATTGGTTCAAGCACGGCTGTAGGGTCACTTAAAGATAGCGGTGGTTATGCTGTTTTGGCCATCAATGACTTCGTGTCACTGGCCGCTGGTGACTATGTGGAACTATTCTGGGCGGTGGATGACACTGGCTTGCAACCAACTAACGTAGCGGCAACAGCTTTTGCTCCATCCGCTCCGACAGCCCATGTGGCGGTTACTCAGGTTCAGCAATGATACCAGTTTACGAACAGTTCCATGCGCGCCGTAAGTATATCGAAGACGCATTAGAATACACCAAAGGCACGCATACACTAGACGATATTTGGAATGGCGTAGTTAGAGGTGACTTTCAGTTCTGGCCCGGTGACAAGTCGGCAATCATAACTGAGATACAGATATATCCCCAGACCAAGGTGATGCACATCTTCCTTGCTGGTGGAGACTTAGAAGAGCTTCTCGAAATGGAGAAGTCTGTAAGAGCGTATGCTAAAACTATTGGCTGTAATTCTATGTCAATATCTGGTAGACGGGGTTGGGTAAGGATTTTCGAGCGAGATGGGTGGAAAGAAGTATGCACCACCATCGCTAAGGAGCTTTAAGTATGTCTAAGGGCGGTCAGACTGCGACACAGCAGACAACGCAGCAGCTAAATCCATTTGTTCAGGACTTGATGACCCGTGGGTTCATGGCCGCACAGAATGTGGCTTCCATCCCGTATCAGGCTTATCAGGGGCCTCGAGTTGCTCAGTTTCGCCCGCAGGAGCAGCAAGCCTTCCAGATGGCAGAGCAGGCTGCTTTAGGCCGTGTAGGCGCTCCTCAGCTTGAACAGGCCACGCAGGCCGCCCAGATGGCTGCTGGCTACTCTCCCGCCCAGTTCCAGCAGAACGTGCAAGGCTTCATGTCTCCGTATCAGGAGAGCGTTGTAGATGCGACAATGCGCCGATTGGCTCAGTCTCGTGCAGAGCGTGACGCAGAAACCCGCGCCCGCCTTGCTTCGGCTCGTGCATTCGGTAACGAGCGCCGTGGCGTTTACGAAGCCCAGTTGGCGGCAGAACAGGATTTGAACACGCAGCAGGCGCTGGCTAACCTGTATCAGCAGGGTTACGGACAGGCCGCTGGCTTGGCTTCTCAGCTTCCGACACAGCAATTGGCTGGTGCTGCACAATTGGCAGGCTTGGGCGCTCAAGCATTGTCGCAAGAGCAGGCCCGTCAGCAGATGTTGGCTGGTGCAGGACAAGCGCAACGTCAGATGGCACAGCAGAACCTTGATCTGGCCTATCAGGATTTCCTTGCGCAGCGTGGTTATCCAATGGAGCAACTGCGAATTTTGCAATCTGGAATTGCTGGCGTTCCGGCCACAACGTCTTCTGCTACAACTACTACAACACCTGGTCAGGGCTTCCTAGGCACGGCTGGTGACGTTGTTGGCATCCTTGGCGGCCTCAAGAAACTTGGGATTTTCTAATTATGGCTATGAACCCAACCATGACTGATGCAGAACGCCTTGCACAAATCATGCAGGGCAATCTCGCTGGGCAACTAAATACTGGCGACAAGCTCTCGGCTTTGGGCGCGTTGCTAAAGTCAGTATCTCGCGGATCGACGACAACTCCGCAGCAAGTTATTCAGGGCCTTCAGCAGCAGAAGTTGCAGGAAGTTCAGGGCCGCATTCAGATTGAAGAGTTGAAAAAGCAGGCAGAGCGTAAAGCGCAACTTGACGCTGTCCGTCAGCAATACATTTCTGAGTTGCAGCAGACCAATCCTCAGTTGGCTCGTGCAATCCAGTTAATGCCCGCTGATGACTTCGCAAAGTTAATCATTGAGCAAAACAAGGCTCAAGCCCCAGCGCGATTGGCGTTTGATCCGCTTGGCCGTCCGCGTGATCCGTTTACTGGTGCTATTGTCAATCCATCCGCTCGTTTGCAAGGATTGCCGACTGTAGCAAGTGACGCTGATTATGAAAAACTGCCATCTGGTGCGCAATTCGTAGACCCTGAAGGCAACATTCGGAGTAAACCATAATGGGATGGCGTGACGCACCAATTGTAAAGTCTGCACCAGAGGCTCTTCAGCAGCCTGTAAAGCCGACTGAAACCCCCGGCTTTCGTGGCGCTGTTGCTGGCGCTGAAGCTGGGGCAAAGGCTCGCGTTGAAGCTGGATTAAAGCCGGGAACTGAAGCCGCAACGGCTGCTGCAACCGCGAACATTCCAACGCCTGCTATTTATCAGGACTTGGCATCTGCTCGCACACAATTGAACAGCGTTGCAAAGCAACTTGGACGTGCAGAGCAAATATATAATCGCTCACTTAAGGGCAAAGAGCCTTGGCGCGTGGTCCGTGAGTATTTCCCTGGCGCGTTCCCTGGCGATAGCGTTTCAAAGGATGTCGGGCGTTTTAACACGGCAGCAAGCCAGCTTTACTCTTTGGCAAGCCAGATTACCCGCGTTCCTGGTGAAGGTGCGCAAGATATGCGTGAATTTGCTCAGAAGCTGGAAGCCTTTAAGCCGATGGCTGACGACAAGGACGAAGTGATTGAGGAAAAGCTGGGCGGTCTTCGCTCACTTATCTCTGAGCGCCTAGACTTTGTTAACAGCCGCTTGGCTGAAGTTAAGAAGCCTACTCCGAACATTGACCGCGCAAAGGCAATGATGGGTGGTTCTAAGGCTCCACGGGTTATCAAGTTCGACCGATTTGGGAACCGTATGTAATGACGATTAAGGCAGAGCTTCCTGACGGCACTATTCTGGAGTTTCCTGAGGGGACTTCAGATGATGTGATTGATGCGGCTGTAAAGCAGCAGATTGGTTCGACGCAGCCTCGTGATGAGAGTTTGCTTCGCGGCTTGTATCTTGGCGCACGGGAGCCTCTGGACATTGTTGCATCACGCTTGGAGCAATTGCCTGGTGTAGGTGGTATCAATCGCCTTGGGGCCGCTCTGGGGCTTCCTACTGCCCGTCAGACGTTGATGGAAACTGACGTTGCTCGTCGCGCAAATACTTCTACCGCTGGACAAATCCTTGGAAACATCGCTGGCACGGCTGCAATGCTTCCCACACGCGCTGTAATCGCTCCAGCCACACTTGGGCAGGCTGCTCTTGGTGGTGGCCTTTCCAGTGCCGCACTGTCTCGCGCACAGGATATTCCCGGCTTCTTGGGTGATGTTGCTTCTGGTGCAGCTATTTCCACTGCCCTGAAGCCTGTTGCTGATGTTGTAGCAGGAACAATTGCACCGACTGTAAGCCGTGGCATCCGCACGTTGCGCGAAGAGGGAATTTCCCCGACACTCGGAATGATTGTAGGTGAGGGTGAAAGCCTTCTTGGGCGTGGTGTTCAAAAACTTGAAGAGGCCGCAACAAGCCTTCCTGGCATTGGCGACCTTGTTCAATACGCCCGTGAGCAAGTTGGCGATGAATTTGAAAAGTCAGCACTTAATCGCGCTGCATCATTCATTGGCCGCGTTGTTCCTAAGGATTTGGAAGGTGAAGAGGCTGTTGGCTGGGTAAAAGGCAAGCTGCAGCAGGCTTACAATACGCTTGTTCCGAACCTTGAGTTTAACGTGACCAAGGAATTTGGGCAAACGGCGCGTCAGGTATTTGATGACCTCGGTATTCCGTCAAGCCGCAAGAGCTTGCAACGTGATTGGCTGGCAATCATTAAAGACAGCATCACTGATTTGGCTGATGAAAGCGGCATGATCCGTGGCAAAAACCTTCAGGACGCATTGAGCCGCCTTGGGAAGTCATCTGAAGCCTTTATGAAGTCTGCTGATCCGTTTGAGCGCCGTCTTGGTGTTGGGACTGCTAATCTTCGTCAGGCGTGGATGGACGCGCTTGCTGAACAGAACCCAGCGCAGGCCGTTGCATTGCGTCAGATCAATTCTGGTTGGGCGCATCAATCTCGTTTGAAGAAGGCTGCATCTGGCGCACAGGGCAAGATTACGCCATCATCTCTTGACCGCGCTGTATCTGCGTTTGGTAAGGGTGAGCGCCGTGGGCCCTATGCTGATTTGGCCCGTGCTGGACGCAACATTCCTTCACGGACACCTGACAGCGGAACTGCAACACGCTTGGCACGCAATCTTGCTCTTACTGGCGGTCTGGCTGCTGGTGGGCAGGGTATCGCAGAAGCATTGGGTTATGAAGGTATCACGCCACAGCAGGCATCTGCTATCGCATTGATTGCCGCACCGTATACGCCACAAGGCCGTAAAGCTATTGCAGCCATCCTTGGCCGTCAGCCTAGCAAGGCATCTCAGGCTGTTGGTGTTGCGTCTCGTGCGCTACTCAGCCCAGCCGCTGTAGCTGGTCTGACAACTCCCCGCCAGAGAGGGCAATAATGGCTAAAGATTTAGCGTCTCACGTTGACAAGATGGCTGCCAAGTATGGCGTGCCTGTTTCTCATGCTCGCGCCATCTTCCAGATCGAAAGTTCTGGAGGCAAAAACAAGGCAGTTTCTAAGGCTGGCGCTCGTGGTCCCATGCAACTCATGCCTGACACTGCAAAAGAGCTTGGCGTAAACATCGACGATCCGTTCCAGAATATCGAAGGCGGCGTTAAATACTACGCAAAGATGCTGAAGCAGTTTGGCGATCCCATCCTTGCTGTAGCTGCGTATAACGCTGGTCCGCGCAATGTCCGCGAAGCAGGGGGTGTTCCAAAGTTTAAGGAAACCCAGAACTATGTTCGCAAGTTTACGAACCTTGTGGGCGCTCCTAATCTCATGGACGTTGTGGCTCCAAAGGTAGCACGCTCAGAGCCTGGTAAGCCTCTCACAATGAAGCTGGACGAGCCTAAACCTTATACGCCTGAACCTATGGACCTAGAGGCTGACACCGAAAGCAACTTCGCCTCCCTATTGGCAAAAATTGGCATTGGTGGCCGTAAACGCAAAAGCACTAAGAAGGCTCCCGGTATCTTGGATGGATTATTCTGATGGCTAAGAAGGCACAGAAAGAGCAACCTTGGACCCCACAGCAGCGTAAGAAGCGCCGCCATCAACCCGCTGGTCTACGTCATCGTAAGAAGCTGGGGCCGAAGTCACACTTGCGGTAATGGGGCAGTGATGCAGATCCCGATACACCACCGCCCCGGCACGTTGGATGTTGGAACCCCCGAAACAACATCCTACTGACATATACTGTAAAGCCAGTTTGGTTGTCGGGATGGGACAAAAATAAATCACAAAAGAAAAGGGCCGGACAATCCCCCAACGGTGTCCGACCCTTTCCCCAACAACGAGAGGATGCTTGTGTGGCAAGCCTCGCGAATTTACACAATCCCTATTCGTCGTCAATAGTATTTAAGGGTGTATCTGGCGGCAATTCCTCTGGAAGCCGCGCATAGTCCTCACCCGCGTTAACGAGATCGCGGAGAGCGGATTGAACCAACTCTCCCCTATCCCACTGCCCTGACAGAATACCGCGATACACAACAGAACCTTCTAAATAGGTTTTTGCGACTTTCTCACGGGCTTCTTGTAGGGCTGCCATATCAATCTCCGCCATCAAAACGGCGTAAAATCGTCGTCAAGGTCGTCAGGCTGGTATCCATTAGCCTTGGCCTTATCATGCGCCGTTGGTTTACGCTCTGCATTCTCAGCACGCGACATAAACTCAACTTCGTCTACGGTGACGTTAAACTGAGCTTTACCCTCATATTCGCCGATAGTCAAAGAACCAGCCACAGCGACCTTAGCGCCCTTGAGCAGATACTGCTGAAGATTACGAGCGCGCTTGCCCCACATATTGCAGCGGAACCAGTTGGTCGTCTTGTTGTCTCCATAGCCCTGAGAAACGCCCACAGGGAACGTGAGAACGTCTTCGCCTGACTTTGTTTGCTTTAGCTCGGCATCGCGGCCCAAGCCTCCTGTAATGAGTAATTTTTGCATCTTACATCCCCAATGCTGTTACATATGTGTCAAGCACAGCTTCCCACTCGGCTCGTTCGTGGCTTTCCATCGCACGCAGCTTGATAATCTGGCGCATAATCTTGGGATCGAACCCACGGCTCTTGGCTTCGGAATACACGTTCTTAATGTCTTCCAGCACGCCACGCTTGTCTTCTTCGAGACGCTCAATGCGCTCAATCAACAGGCGCAATTCATCTGCTGCTACTAAGTCACTCATTAT